GCTGCATTATTTCTTGATGCTGCATTATTTTTTGGCGCTGCATTATTTCTTGCTGGCGAATTATTTTTTTGTGATGCATTATTTTCGCTTGAATCACTTTTTTTTCCAAAAGGCCACCAACTTTTTGGTTGCCACGTTCTTGGATCATACCAGGATCCACCACGTCTATTTCTTCTATTTCTTCTTCTGCGAGTTTGTGCCATATATATAATTAGTTGAGAAAATTATATATTAAAGTAATTTACAAACGCACGTGTTTATATAATTCCAAAGCTGCTAAACCGCCAGCAACCTGGGCAACGAGATATATCGGAAGATCCTTCATGGACAATTTTCCAGCTGCTGCCATCATTACAGATACAGCAGGATTAAAGTTGCCTCCTGAAATTTTTCCACCAACCATGATAGCGACAGTTAATGCTAAACCAATGGCCAAGGCTTGACCTGTAGCCAAAATTACATAAAGAAAGAAGAGAGTTCCAAGAAATTCTACAACGTATTTGTTCATTATACTATTATTAAAGAAAAAAGAACTATCCAAATGTATTTTCTCCTGAATATTTTATATATAAAAAATGATCTTTATCTTTATATTCATCGTAAATAGTTCCTAAAAGTGATGCGGTGGGGGGTAGAACATTATTAATAAATAAAAAAATCGCTTTTTCAGGAGGAAGAACCAAACGTTTTCTTATTACATAAACAAATTGTCCAACTGTTAAAGATATGGGAACAAGATATTTATTTTTATTAATTAATTGTATTTCCTTTTCATTATTATCTCGTTCTACAATAATAGGTATACGATTAGGATATTTATCAATAATTCTTGTAGCTTCATTTAATCTTTTTTCAAAAGAATATTTTTCCTTATATGAAGGTTTCTTAAATATAGTAGATATATTAGACGTATTAGACGTATATATAGAATTCATCATATATATTCTATTGAGTAATTAATCTTGGCGCAATATTCATGGTAATCAACTCTTGAATCAATAACTTACATGCATAGGGAATTTTACAAAATGCAAAATCTGTTCTGTTATCACATGTTTTACATAAATGAATATGTTTTTCATCATTAAAAGTTGCTATGAAACCACATTTTTTACATATGTATACCTGAAATTTATCAGAAGCATCATAAATTCTACCCTTTGTAAATGCGGATGCTCCATGTGAAACCATACAATCACGTTCCATTTCGCCAAACCTCAATCCACCATCACGAGCCCTTCCCTCTGCTGGTTGACGCGTTAATACCACCATTGGTCCAATAGCGCGACTATGTTGTTTATCATTTACCATATGTTTTAATCTTTGATAAAATGCAGGACCCATAAATATTTTACTTTCAATCTGTTCGCCTGTCATCCCATTGTATAAAATTTCATTCCCTTCCCTCTGATATCCAAGCTTTAATAGTTGTTTGCAAATAAAATCAATACTTAAATCATTAAAACTGGTACCATCACCAAACAATCCCAATTCTTGAAGAACTTTTCCCAAAATTGTTTCTTTCAATTGTCCAATTGTCATTCTGGAAGGAATAGCATGAGGATTTATAATAATATCCGGTCTAACCCCATCGGCGGTAAAAGGCATATCTTCTTCGGGATAAATTATACCGATTGTTCCTTTTTGTCCATGGCGAGAACTGAACTTATCGCCGATGGTGGGTTTTCGCAAGGTTCTAATACGAACTTTACAAAATGTATAACCATCGCCATTTTTTTGTATATAATTTTTGTCAATATAACTTTCTTCTTTTGTCCTATAAACCTTGCTTTGATCGGTGTATTTAATAACTTTTGTTTGATCACATCTATTTGCTTTTATCGGAATAATTTTTCCAATAATAACATCCTTATTTTCAAGTAACGTATTTTCTAAAACTATTCCATTATCATTTAATTTATTATAATTCGCCATATTCATCCCCTTTGTTATTGTTTTATTTGGTTTACACCTAATTTCTTCATCACCATGAATTTTTTTATCTTCATCTTTATAAGTATGATATATAGTTGCTGAAAATAATCCCCTATCAATTGCAGATTTATTCATAATAATAGAATCTTCTTGATTATAACCTGTTGTGCTTGCAATAGCTACAATAACATTGCACCCGGAAGGTATATCTTGCAATTGAAGCATATTCATAATTCGTGTATCAACAAATGGTCTCATAGGATAAGTTAAAATATAACTCGTTTTATCCATTCTTTTTTGATAATTGGTTACATACATACCTATAGCTTGTTTTCCCATTGCAGATTGATATGTATTTCTTGGAGACTGATTATGATCAGGAAATGGAATACAAGAAGCCAAAATTCCAAAAATAGTGCTTGGATGAATTTCACAATGTGTATGTTTTCTTTTATCAGATAAATCAGATGGATACATTGCTATCAAAGATGTATTTTGTTCTTCTGCATCAATATATTCAATAATACTTTCATCAAACAATTTATTTGACAATAAATCATCCCAAAAAAACCTATTGTTAATAAGATAATCTTTTTTTTCTCTGTTTAAAATTAATTCATTATTTTTAATTCTAAAAACAGGTCTTGTCAAACGTCCACATTCTGTCCGAATACAAATTTCTTTTTCTACATAATTAAATATAATTCCAGTATATATATTAATAATACCCTTATATTTCGCTTCTTTTAAAAATCTATATAAATCAATTGCTTTTAAGGTAACACCAACCCAATTTCCGTTGATAAATATTTTTACCCTACCAAATATTTCCTTCAAGTCAATTTCTCCCAATTTAATAATATATTTTTCAACCATATTATATATATTTGTTGAATCGGAACCAATTGTAATATGAGCCATATATGTTATATTTTTTACAACCCCAACAGATTGTCCTTCAGGAGATTCAGCTGGACAAATATATCCCCATTGTGTATTATGTAACTTACGTGGTGGGATTAATTTTCCACTTTTATCAATTGGTGTATTTATTCTTCGCAAATGACTTAAACTTGAAATATAGGTCAAACGATTTAAAACTTGAGCTACACCAACCTTATTGGAATTCGTATTTTTTATTCCGAAATCTCCTGTAGCCAAAGCGCGTTTAATACCATTTGTTAATGTTGTAGATTTTACAATTTTATAAATATTTGTTTTATTAATTATATTTAAATAATTTTCAGTAGATCTCCACGATCCATTATTAATTTCTCTTCTAATCTGTTTTTGCATATCTTTTACCAATTTATTAAAATAATTACGAAAAAGATTATTCAAAAGTGTTCCTGTAAGATTAATTCTTTTATTACAATAAGAATCTCTATCATCAACATTAATCAAACCCAAACTACATCGTAAAATTTTATTAACCATATATCCCAAAAAATATCTTTTTTGCAAAGCAGTATTGCAATGAGGAAATAAATCCTTTTTTAATATTTCTTCGGTAAATTCTCTTTTTTTCTTAATACCTGCCTCTTTTGTCATATTAATTGGAGTATACATTGCATAAGAAACTATATAATTTATTGCTTCTTCTTGTGTTTGATATATATTTGCTTCAATAATAGATGCTTTTAATGATTTCAACAACTTTTTATTATTTTCGTCATCAATATTCAATAAAATCATTTTGCAAATATCAATATCAGAAACGATATTTAATGCGCGAAATAATATAAAAATGGGAATGGGTTGTTTGATTCTCGGAATTTGAATCACAATTGGAAATCCATATCCATTATTTTTTGTCATAATCATAACATTAATTTGTTTTGGAGAAATGCATTTTTTATCAGGAACGGATTTAATTTCGGACAACCATTTATATTTCATACTACCCTTTTTTAGTTTAAAACAATAAACTTTATTTTGGGCTGCATGTTCCTGTGCCAAAACAGTTTTTTCACTACCATTAATAATAAAATATCCACCCGGATCATATTTACATTCTCCGGTAATATTTGAATTTATATATTTATGTTGGGTTAAAACACAAATATTTGATTTCAACATAATTGGAATTTTTCCTATATGGATTTTTGGTAAACGCTTATAAAATAGTTCTTGTTTTTCATAAGACTCGCCATATCTACTTATAATTTTTATATCTATATCTATGGTCATAGCCGCGCCATACGTAAAATTTCGCAATCTTGCCTCAAGTGGAAACATTAATTTACTAGCACCCGTATTTTCATGAATCTGAGGTCTATATATACGAAAATTGGAAAAATTAATAATGATATCCAAATCATATTTATTACATTCGGGGTGATAATCATTTTCCGAACGAATTAAAACCGGATTAAACATATTTATTGTATTTTGTATTTGTGTATCAACAAAATAATTATATGATTCAATTTGATGTCTAACCAATCTTTCCAAATACTCTTCATTAAAATAACTTTTTAATATTTTCCATATTACTTTTTTTTCTTTCATTTTATATATATTTTTACCTTATTATTCATTTCAATTTATTTTTAAATATTTTTAACTATTAATATATATATGAAACTAGATTGTAGTAAAAATATATTATTATTAAAAGATTATCCCCCCATAAAAAAACATAATAAAGATTTAAATATTGATTTATATATGAAAGTTGATGAAATATTAAAAAATTTTAAAAAAGAAAGAGAAAGAAATTTTTTAAATTTTACCAATTATCTAGATGATAATAATAAATTTTTTGATAATACTAATTTACAAAATACCTTGTCAAAAACAAGATATACTTTCAATAAAAGTAATTACAATTTACCTTTATTAACCTTACCGGAATTAATCCTACCTTCTCCGCCACCGCCACGACCCCCCCCACTACCACCGCGAATATATTTCGGCGAACCTTTAATGAGCGGACATGTTTCAAGTAAAGATCCATTTAATTTTTTACTTCCTCCACCACCTCCTCCACCAAAAATTGTGAAAAAAAAAATAAATATAAATGTAGAAATAAATAATATTTCTGATTTATTGAAACTATGCGAAGATTATCCTCTAAAATTTGATATTGAATATAATATAGATATGGAAACAATACATAGAATTAAAGAACCATTAAACGATTTGAATAATATGATCGGTATGAAAAAATTAAAAAAATCAATTGTTGATCAAATAATTTTTTTTATACAAAATTTACATTACAACGATGAAAAGAAAGAATCCGATTTTATGCATACAGTTATTTATGGTCCACCTGGTACAGGAAAAACAGAAATCGCAAAAATAATGGGAAAAATCTTTAGCAAATTGAATGTTTTATCTAGTGATAAATTTACAAAAGTAACTCGTGCAGAATTAATAGCAGGTTATTTAGGACAAACCGCCATTAAAACAAAAGAAGCTATGAAAAAAAGTTTAGGAGGGGTATTATTTATAGATGAAGCTTATGCTTTAGGAAATAGAGAAAAAAAAGATAGTTTTGCAAAAGAATGCCTAGATACTTTATGTGAAGGATTAAGTGATCACAAAAATAATTTAATGGTTATTATTGCAGGATATAAGAAAGAATTAGATGAATGTTTTTTTAGTTATAATCCGGGTTTAAATTCAAGATTTACTTGGAGATTTCATATTGAAGATTATAATTCAAAAGAATTAAAAGAAATATTTGAGAAAAAGGTTAGAGATTATAATTGGAAATTAAAAAAAAAAAATATAAAAATACAATGGTTTGAAAAAAATAAGGAATATTTTAAGTTTTTTGGGAGAGATATGGAAACATTGTTTGCAAAAACAAAAATAGCACATTCAAGAAGGGTTTTTTGTAAAAAAAAAGAGGAAAAAACAATTTTAAATTCCGATGATTTAGAAAAGGGATTAAAAATGTTTTTAGAAAATGATGAGGTAAAAAAAAGAAAAGATAAAAATAAATTCGTTCCAGATTTATATATTTAAAATTTGTGAATTTTAACATGGAAAAAACAATTAAAATAAATCCTGATTTTTTACAGGTTAAAAATAAAAAATATAAAAAAAAAAAAAAAAAAAAAAAAAAAAATTCCCTAAAAACTACAAAAAAAAAAAAAAAAATTTAAAAAAAAAAAAAAAAAAAAAAAAAAAATCTACCTTTGCTATCGATCGAATTTGCATTGATCGAATCGATCATGTTCGCGGTAGGCAGTTTTAATGTTATAATATCATTTTACATAAATTTGCTGTTGA